CCCGCCGTTCGATTCAACGATTTCATTGGCTGGGATGGGAACGCCGCCATACCAAGGCAAAGCGTTATAGTTGGTACCGCTACCAACAAACTCCATCACATGCCCACCGGTGCTTATCTGTGAACGCTGGAAGAATTGAACAGTTTCCCCGCCAATAAGTGCTCCATCCAAAAGTGGATAGAAGTTCACATCCCACCCTGTGCCATTGGGTATTGTTCCCGTGACAGTGTATGAAACGGTTGCCACTTCAAAGACCATACCGGCCACTGGGCGGGAAGATGGCCCAATGCGAGAAGTGGTCATGCTGTCAACGGTTATGGTTGAAACCGCATCATCAGCTGCCGCAGCAGTGCCTGAAAAGATCGCCGTGGTCGAGCGACCATCCGCAACTAGGGCATAGGTGCCAAAGTTACTTGTGCTGTTGGACAAGTTTACTTGGCCGCCAGATTCAGCTTTCACGTGATAGGAGCAAAATGTTCCGAAGAAGCTCACAAGCTGGGCGTAAGCGTCGTTCTTTACGATACAGCCCGGGCCGTTAAGGTTCACCTGAGTGTAGCTGTCGACAACCATGGAGCGGATGGGGCTGTTCGGGGCACACTTGGCACCGTCAACTTCCATACCGCCACCGGTGGCACCCACTGATATGGAACCCGCGGTACCGGCGTCTTCAGCGGCTGTATAGCTTGAACAGTTCTGAATATATGGAGACTTCGAAATGAAAGCCCCAAGTCCCGTTGCGCCAATCGCCGTGTTGTCAGCTGCGGAGTTAAACGCCACCGCAAAGCTACCATCTTGGTGGCGAGCAAAAGTCATACCCCAGAGATAGGCACCGCTATCAACCAACCACATTGTGTTGTTTTCTGTGGCAACGGTCGGACGGATTTCAACATTTCGCAATCCGTCCCCAAAGACAGAGACATCCCGCGGCAGGATCAATGGGCAGGTTTCTGTGTATGTGCCAGAACGAACCCGAATAATGTCGCCGGGATCCGCTTTCGATACAGCCTCCCCAACTGTCGCCAAAGGAGCTGTTGGTAAATCGCCGTCGTTCAGATCGTCACCTGCAGGATCAACCCACAGAGTGCGGACCGATGTCACAAGATCAGCAGGTTGTAGCGCTGTGTCAGCCTTCGTGCCTTGCAGTGCTGTGGCGTAATCTGATGCAGCTGTGGCAGCTGCTGTACCCAGCGTCGGCAACCCGGACAGGTCACTGTACGCACCCGTCGTGGCGACAGTGGAAATGCTATCAGTTGTCACAATGTCCACGGCAAGCGCGGTCACATAAACAACCGCGTTTCCAGTCAGAACGATCGCATTGTTGCTGTTACTACTTGCTGAAACAATGCGGCTCAAGGACTTTGCAGAGGAGTTGTAAACACCCCTGCCGATCTCCCAAGCTGTACCGTCTTCAATTGCGTAACTGACCGCGTTGCCATTCTCCACCCCTGCGGATTCGAATGACTGGTGAGATTCAACCACATCGGTAAGAATCAACTGACCCGTGCCCGCAGTGGACGTGAACATCTTTGCTCTATCGGCTAATTTGGGCATGAATCGTCCTAAATGTGCTTGCAGCTTTGTGTCATTATATCCCGAACCGTCAACCGAGTCCAGTTATACAATAAAAGACGTTATCTCGAACGTCTCAATATCAGGGTCGCCCGTCGCGATAGTCGTCTCGGTTAGATCGTGCCCCAATGGTCTTCAGTTGGGCCAACGCCTCCTCATAACGAGAAGTGTATGTTGCCATTAGATCGGCATCTCCCTTCAAGAAGGTGTAAGCCTCCACGATTGCCCCATAAAGAAGGGCACCGCTGGCATTTGTTCCAAGCCACGATGTCTCTGATGTCACGATAGACTCAGGGTCATAGTAGTAATGGAGCTCCACCTCGTAAGCGGTGTCAGCGCTTGGTCCAAGAATCAAGTTGCCCTCTGTCCCAGTCGCGTCACCATCGAAGATGCCGTAGTATTTTGGACGACCCGATGACGCAGGGTATGGATACGCTTCCCGTATGAAGTTCACATCCTTATCCACAAGGTATGTGTATTTACCTGTGGCATCGATGACTGCCAATGAGAACACAGACAAAAAGTCAGATGGTCTTTGAATGTACTGTTGATTCTCAACGATTGAGGCTGTCGCGTTGGAGCGGAACTCCGGAAGCATCACAGAGCGATATATTCTCTGCTCAGCTTGCCGCACGAACGTGGGGATACTGGCAACGAAAGTCGTTTCCGAGTTTTCGCAGTAGTTCTGGATCAGATCTACAAGTTCCGCATAAGTCATCGATTAGCCCGCCCGCGAGTATTTGCCGCCTTTTGTGGCAGCGCCACAACCGCGAGCCATGCCACCTTTGGCCTTTTTCATAACGCCACCAGACTTCTTTTTCTTCATGAATGTGGCAACATCTGCAGCTTCGCGCTTTGACGCGCGCCGGCCACCTTCGACAGCACGAGCCTCCAAGTTACGGGCCTCAAGATCGGCCGGGCGCTTCTTGGGGCGAGCTGAAGATTTTGTCGCTGCACCGGGGCGCGCTTTTGGACGAGCGCTACTTTTCATTTTAACCATATCATTTCCCTTTCATTTTGTATTCGGCTTTTGGGGTCGTGCCCTTTTTAGCCGCGATTTTTCTTGCCGCGTTGCCGGCACGTCCGCGTGCTGCGTGACCGGCCTCGCTTTTCATCACTTCCTTTGTGTAGGCCGTGGCGGCAGGTCCGGGCTTCATCCCTTTTGCTTTGACGGTTTGCCGGGTAGCTTTTGCAAGACTACGTCCGGGAGCTTTGCCTTTGGGCATTTCTCAATCTCCTATTGTTACGGTGACAAAGCCAACTGCGGCCACCATGGATGTCACAGGATCCCCGACGGGGTTCCAGCCAAACAACCCTCGGCTCTCGTCAAGGGAAGTATCGGGTCGGGGGTCTTTCAGAGACTGTGGGTCCACAACGCGAACGCGTCCCAGAAAGTTCTGAGGATGATCAGGGTCAACCACGTCACGCCCAATGCGCATACCTGTTTGCTTGCCGTCACGCACTTCCCAAACGAGATCGCTGAGCGGGTACCGAAACCCAGTCCGGTCACAAAAACCAAACGCGTTCTTTCCAGCTGAATAGCTCATCTGTACCCCCGCGACGGTGACAAGTGCAGAGATGCACGGTCTTCGTCTTCATCGGCGGCCAGTTTGAACTGCGCGTTATATTCGTCACGGAGCGCCGGTGCTCGAACCGCTGCTTCTGGCTTTTTCATAGCAATGTGGAAAGCGAGCCCCGACACCAAAGCTGGGATGAAACGTGGAGGTATGGCCGCGTCGCCTGCGATCCCCGAGCTCAACCCGTCGATCCCCTTCAGGCGGTAATATGCCACCGTGTAGGCGGTGTCCGGTACTGGCCATAGCGTAAATTTGACATTGCTCACCCCGCGGTCGACGTATATCTGAGTCGGCCTTCCGCGTGTGTTCTTGTTGGTCTGCTGGGCGTAGGTCGACACACTGATCCGCTGCAGTGCGGTATCGGTCTGGTTTGTACCCGTACCCGTGCGCAGCTGGTGCTCAATGATGTCTATGGTGTCGGCAGGTAGTGTGTAAACGGCCGTTCCCGGCGTAAGTTCCTGAGTGCCGGATTCAATCGTGAACAGATTCAATCCGCGATTCTGCCACTCCAAAGTCAGCATATTCAAGCTACGTCTGACAGTTTTCAGATCGTAACCCGAGCGCATCTCGAGACCGGCACGCTCGAAAGCCTCCTCAAATATCTCTGACAGATCCGGTACGACAACAGCCATGTTTTATTTCCTGTACTTCGCCGTCTTTTTGGCGATCTTTTTCGGTTGCGCGACGTGTTGTTTTCCAGCTTTCATACCGGCCCGCTTTGCACGTGTGGTTGCACTATACTCTTTTTCGGTAAGAGACTCACGCGCTTTCTTTGGGAGGTAGCGCTCACCCGTTGCCTTGGACCCCTGCGTTGACGGCTTGCCGGATTTCGTGCCCCACTTTTCAGCTGTCCACTTCTTTAGGCTTTTCTGGGGCTTCTTCATTTGTAGGATCCACCCTTAGCCTTGTACTGCTTGGCCAACATTTGTGCCTTGCGCGCACTCCATTGCCCCGGTTTACCACCCTTGCCACCAGCCTTAATGGAGTTGAATAACGACTTGCGCATAGTCGGCTTGGTGTAGTTTCCAGCCTCATTCACGCGAGACTTGGTGGGTTTCTTGGCCATGACTCACTTCCGTTTTGTCGGTTTCCGTTTCTTGGCGACGCCTCGAATTGAACCCTTGTTCTCGGCGGCGTAAAAGACACGCTCACCTTTGTCTTTGCCGTACTGCTTCTTCATTGCAGCTTTGACCTTCTTACCCTTCGGTGTGAGTGGCATCAGCGCATGCTTCCCTTGGTCTTACCCTGCTGGCATATCCCATCACCGCGAACACGACCACCGGACTTCATTTTGGAAGCTGTGCGGGTCATTGCCATCGGTATCCTTGCAGCCATGTTGGATTTGGGGTTATCGGCGTCAACTGGAGTCTTATCTTTCAGACTCTTGTTGTGCATAGCGCCGAGCAGACCCATGCCAAGAATACCCTCAGCTTTGCCAGATTTAAGACTTTTTGACAGAGCATACGCAGGGCTGATGGCGGCGAGAAGCTTTCCGCCACCGCTCTTCTTTTTCGTCTTTTTCATCGTTCCACCTTTGAGCTGGGTGCGCATCTGCGCTCTGGAAATAGCCATTATTGCCTCACCACTTTGCCTTGTCTGCCCAGTATGCCGCAGACATCTTGCCTTTGGCGATGTTCTTGCCGTGTCGTGCCTTAAAACTCGCGCGTTTCTTCTTCATCTTTTCAGATTCACCCGACTTTGGTTTTCCCGCAGTGCTGGCACCCTGCTCACCAAAGCGTATGGTTTTTACCTTGTCACCTTCTTTGGCGACAACAACGTGAGATTTCTTTGGGTGATTGGGTGTGCGCTTTGGTTTGTTGAAACCGCTCACTCCGGCACGTTCAAGCCTTGGGTCTTTTACCATAGGATGTCTCCACAGCCGGAATCAATTGACGCGATCAACACCGCGCCGGTCCGCTGCGATAGCGGGCCGCCATCCGTGTATAAAGCCGCCGCATGCTCTGTGCGCAGGGCAGCCGAGCCATCACAGATCGCGCTTGTACTTACCGCGCTCATGCAGCCAGCGCTGAACGTCAGCGTCAGAAGGGCCAGTGGCACCATCCATGCGCTTGCGCGTTTCGATGTATTCGTTGTGGTCCTGCAATTCATTTGCATCATCCGCATCCTTTCGACCCTTGGTGTAAAGCAGCGCCGCCACAAGCGCGAAGAGGGCAGCTGCGATACCCGAGAGGTAAGCCCTCATGTGGTCCAACCTTTACGGATTGCGATGGCGTAAGCGCCCTCTACAGCGGCCCCCACAACTGCACCAACCATCAAAGCAATATCGGGCTCGATCATAGCGGCGTCGGGGGCGGCGAACATGCCATAGGTCACAAGCGCGCTCGCGATGTAGCGCGCAATAATGCGGGATACCGGACCGATCATGGTTTTTTCCACTTCGCAAAGATCCGAGCCAGCGCGTCCCATATTGTAGGCTTCGGTTTGGGCGATCCCATTGCGTTCAACTTTAACCGCACCTTTACTCGCAAAAGATCACCAACCGCCGCCGGATGCCCCGGCTGCGTCATTCCCGGTAACCATGTCACGTCCCACTTGCCGCGCTGCTTGACCTTGAGCGTGCCTTCAACTTCAGCATGCGTCAAAACCGTCTGGGGAGACACTTCGATGCCGTATCGCAAACACAAGTCGGCGACGAGATTCACCATCTCGTCGATCTGGATCTTGGTGATCGGATATTTGCCAGCGATGAACGGTTGCTCTGTGGCCCCGTGCATCGCGGCAAACGACACACCGATCGAACCGGTGTTCAGGTTGCGTGTGTGGGGGGCGTAGTCCGTCGCCGTGCTTTCGTTGTCTTCGGGCTTGTAGCGGCCCG